GGTGTATCCGACGGAGGAACTGTAGGTTTTTTTGAATGGGGTCTGGTGAGCAGGCTACCCTCATAGACAGTCAAGATACACTACGAAGTACCTTCGGATCACCAAATACTGCACAATTGAATGGCGCTCATTGGTGGAGTGCTGCAAACTTCTTGTCATACAGCAATCGACTGTATGTTGTTCGTGCAATAGGAACAGGATCAAACAATTCTATTTTCCCTGTTGGTTCTGCCCAATGGGCGCTCATTAAAAATGATACAGATTATGCAGAGGCTTGGACTGAAGGGTCAGGTATATCTGGAGCCGAAACTGGTTCTACTACAACTGTTTTTATTGGACGTTATCCTGGAGACCTTGGCAATAGTCTTCGCGTTTCTATCTGTGACTCAACTGCTGGTATGTTTAGCAATACCGCTACTGCGGTTAGTGCTGTATCATGTAGTGCTGGTGCGAGAACCGCATCTGGAGTCACAGCAGGCACAGTGAGAGTTGGTGATGTCATTGATTTCAATAATGAAAGTGAAGCTCCTACAGGCAAATATAAGATTACTGCAATTGATGGAACAACCATTACTGTTGATAAACCATTCAATGCTACTGCTAGTTCAAAAACAATTAATCGCTATTGGGAATTTTATGAGAATTTTGATGTTGCTCCAGGAACTTCGGATTTTGCAAGAGACCGATCAATAACTAGTGATGAAATTCATATTGCAGTAAGTGATGCCGATGGTCGAATCTCTGGACAAAAAGGAACAGTTCTTGAGACTTATCCTTTTGCGTCAAAATTGTATGATGCTGTTAATGAGGATGGCTCGACTAATTATTACAAGCAAGATATTCAAAATACATCGAGATATATTTTTGTTGGAAGTCATCCTCCATCGGGCAATCTCAGTGGCAGTGGATCTGATTGGGGATCTACAGCCGCAGCCGCAGGCGCTGGTGCAATGAAAACACTTAACAATGATGCAACAGTAGACGCACCTTTGGCCTTTGTTGGCACACTAAAAAATGGTGCAACTCAGGGGCAAAATGACGCAGCACTACAGCTTGGGTGGGATAAATTTGCAGATGCCGATACAGTGGACATTTCACTAGCAATTACTGGTCCTGCAAGCCCAACAGTCGCACGATATGTTGTGGATAATATCTCAGAAGTGAGAAAAGACTGTGTTACGTTCATCTCACCAGAAAAGAGTGACGTTGTTGGTATTTCTTCATTGAATTCGATAAAAACGAATGTTCTTGACTTTAGAAATACTCAATTATCGTCTTTGAATAGTTCATATGCAGTCATGGATTGTGGATGGAAGTATCAGTTCGATAAGTACAATAATACGAATCGTTGGATACCACTGAATGGTGATATTGCTGGATTGTGTGCGAGAACAGATCAGGTTCGAGATCCTTGGTGGAGCCCTGCTGGTTTCAACAGAGGAAACATTAAGAACATCGTGAAGCTCGCATGGAATCCAACGAAGTCTCATAGAGATGAGTTATACAAGAATGGTATTAATCCAGTAGCAACCTTCCCGGGAGAGGGAACAGTGCTATTTGGAGATAAGACACTCTTGACTCGACCAAGTGCATTTGATCGAATTAACGTGAGAAGACTATTCATCGTTCTAGAAAAGTCAATTGCTATTGCAGCAAGATTCTCACTATTCGAGTTCAATGATGAGTTTACTCGTGCTCAGTTTAGAAACCTTGTTGATCCTTTCTTACGAGAAGTACAAGGACGAAGAGGAATTACTGACTTCCGAGTAATCTGTGACGAGACGAATAACACAGGAGACGTGATCGATAGAAACGAGTTCATTGGTGATATTTACATTAAACCTGCTCGCTCAATTAACTTTATTCAACTCAATTTCATTGCTACGCGAACTGGAGTAGATTTTAACGAAGTTATTGGATCATAGCACATAAATAAAGGTAAGACGAGGAGATAATCAATGCCCTTTAATGTAAACGATATTCGTCAACAATTTACTGCTGGTGGCGCCAGACCAAATTTATTTGAAATTTCGATGCCATTTCCTACAGCGGCAGGAGCAGATGCAGGAGCGGCCGCGTCAAAGCTAACTTTCATGGCTCATGGAGCACAAATTCCTGGAGCTGATTTTACTACGATTGAAGTGCCATACTTTGGTCGTCAAATCAAAATACCAGGAAATAGAACATTTGCTGAGTGGTCTCCTATCATTTATAATGATGAGGATTTTCTGATACACAATGCAATAAACACTTGGATGAATTCTATTAATAGCCATGTTTCCAATGTACGTTCTCCTGTTGCGATTTCTACTACGGGTTACTGCACCAACGCTGATGTCGTACATTACTCTAAAGCTGGAGATATTATCAAGCGAGTGACTTTGATCAATGTTTGGCCTTCTTCTATCACTCCACTTGATCTGGAGTGGGCATCGAATGATCAGCTTGAAGATTTTACGGTGACATTCCAGTATGACTATTGGGTTTCTTCTAGCGTAGAAAATATTGCTGGAGTGAGTGAGTTTGTTGTGGGGGACAGCGGAACGTCTTCTGGAACATAACATAGGAATATAATATGGCAATTCGTTTATTTGGATTCAAAATTGGAAGAGATTCTGTTGAGGAATCTCTTCCTTCATTTACACCACCCGAACAATCTGACGGTGCGATGGTCGTTGAGTCTACTGGATGGACCGCGGCTGGAGCATATGGTCAAAATATTGATTTGAACGGTACTGCAAAAAATGAAGCAGACCTTATCAATCAATATAGAAACATGGCATTATATCCAGAATGTGAATATGCCATTGACGACATCACGAATGAATCCATTATTTGTGAAGAAAATAAACCATCTGTTGCTGTTGTGTTGGATAACCTAAAACAGCCCGAATCTATTAAAAAGAAGATTAGGGAAGAATTTGACAGCATAATGAGAATGCTCGATTTCAAAGACCGAGGATATGATATATTCAGAAGATGGTATATCGACGGCAGACTCTATTATCATATTCTCATTGATGTGACTAATCCAAGGTCTGGTATTCAAGAGCTTCGACCAATTGATTCTAGAAAAATTAGGCTCATTAAAGAAATCAAAAGAGGTCCCGGCGCGCCCCCACAAGGAAACGCAGCCGCAGATACAATCGTCAATAAGAGTGTTGAATATTTTTTGTATAATCCTAGTGGCGTTGCTCCAATGAACGCTGCACAAGGATTGAAAATATCAACAGATAGTATTTCATATACTACATCTGGTTTGCTTGATGTCAATAAGACAATGGTGATTGGTCATATGCATTCTGCGATTAAGCCCCTCAATCAGTTGAAAATGATTGAAGATGCATTGGTGATTTATCGATTGTCTCGTGCTCCAGAGAGAAGAATCTTTTATGTAGATGTTGGCAATCTTCCCAAGGCTAAGGCTGAGCAATATCTCAAAGATATTATGACTCGTTTCAAAAATAAATTAGTATACGATTCGTCGTCTGGCACAATCACAGATGATCGACATCATAGAACGATGCTGGAAGACTATTGGCTGCCTCGTAGAGAAGGTGGTCGGGGCACAGAGGTTACTACTTTGCCTGGTGGACAAAACTTAGGTGAAATCGAAGACATTGAGTATTTTCAAAAGAAACTATACAAGTCATTGAAAATTCCAATATCAAGACTTCAACCAGATGATGGATTCAGTCTTGGGCGCTCAAACGAAATAACAAGAGATGAAGTTAAATTTGCGAAGTTTGTTACTCGATTGCGACAACGATTTTCCAGTTTATTTTCTGGATTGCTTCAAACCCAATTAAGACTCAAAGGAATTATCACAGAAGATGATTGGATTGAGATGAAAGATGACATTGAGTTTGATTTTCTCAAGAACGTGCATTTTGCCGAGCTACAAGAATCTGAAATAATGCGAAATAGGCTTGAAATGTTACGAGAAATTGATGAATATAATGGAAAGTATTATTCTACCGAATGGATTAGAAAGAACATACTAATGCAAACTGATGATGATATTGATGTAATTGATAGACAAATAAAAACACAAGAACCTCAAGAAGAAGAAGGGCCCCAACAGTAATACGGGCATTCTTGTTTTATAAATATTAAGCAAAAGATTCTTAGGAGAAAATAATATGAGTAAATTAATCAACTCGGCGCTTAACGGTGATCCGATTTCGTTTCGCGATGAAATTGTCGATGCGCTATCGAACAAGGTAACCGATGCGATTGATGCCAAAAAAATTGAAATAGCTCAGACTTTTGTTCCTTCAATAGATGAAGAAGATATTGAAGAAGAAATCGATGACGATTTTGAGTCAGCCTATGACTACTCAGATGAGGAAGAGGATGATAGTGAGATTGTCAACGCTATTGATGATCTTCCTGGTGCTGGTTCGATGAAAGGTGCTAATCTTCCTACCGATGCATATGAGACAACTGGCGACGAACTTTCTGATATGGAATATAGAGAAGTTGATTCTGTTCCTCCAGCCTATGTTCGTGGCGAGAATGGTGTATATACACACAATACAAACGAAGCGGTAGAGCTTGATGAGCTTTCCAAGAAGACATTAGCTTCATACGTTAAGCAAGCACACGATGATGCTGGTTCGAGAGAACACCAGTCTGGAGCGAGAAAAAGTCGACCTGGTGCAAGGTGGTCGTCTCGGTTGGACGACCCGTCGGCCGCCGGGATCGCCGCGGCGCGCCGAAATCGTGCTGATAGAGAACTTCAAACAAAGATTGATGATAGAAATATTAAAAATCGACGCAAGGGAATTGGTCGGGCAGTGGCCAAATTAGCCACTGGCGAATATGCCGAGCATATTGAGGAGGTTCGTAAAACAGGTAGTGGCAGTGAAATGATTAAAAAAGAGAAATATCAGAAGTTGTTGAAGAAGTATGGTAATACGCCAATAACGAAAGTTCCCCGAAAAGATTTGAATCAAATTGTGACTTTAGGTTATGAGCTTCAGGCAAAAAAGTTAATTGAAAACGATGAGCAGATTGACGAGAATGTATTTCATTGTCTAGAAAGAGTTGCTGGAACCAATCGAGGCAGTAAATATCGCTTTGATGATGGATCAGTAGCTAACATTAGTGTTGATGCGGCCACTAAGATGCTACAAACATATGGCTCTCTTAATCCTAAGAATCAGGGGCGATTTGCACAAATGGCCCAAGAGTCTAAAGACGGATTCAATCGTTTAAGCGAATTTGCATTCAATTATAAGCAGGGGCACTAACAAATGAAGCTCATCACGGAAACATTAGAAGATGTTCAGTATATTGTAGAAGGAACTGGTAATGACCAGAAATACTTTATCAAAGGTATTTTCATGCAGGCTGAACAGAAGAATCGAAATGGTCGTGTGTATCCCATAGCGACACTTCGCAAAGAAGCGACTCGTTATGTGGACACATACGTTAAAAATAACCGTGCTTTTGGTGAGCTTGGACACCCAGATGGTCCTCAGATTAATCTAGAGCGCGTTTCGCATATGATCACAAGTCTAGATGAAGATGGAAATAACTTTATTGGAAAAGCAAAAGTTATGGACACACCTTATGGCAACATCGTAAAGAACCTGATGAAAGAAGGTGCAAAGTTAGGTGTTTCTTCTCGTGGTATGGGTTCATTGAAGTCGCAGGCAGGTGCAAATGTAGTACAACCAGATTTTTATCTTGCAACAGCCGCGGACGTTGTGGCCGATCCATCTGCTCCTAATGCATTTGTTGAAGGTATTATGGAAGGAAAAGAGTGGGTTTGGGACAATGGTATATTACAGGAAAGAGAGATCAGCAACTATCATGATCAGATCGAAAAGACATCTAGGGTTAATTTAGAGGAACAGAAACTTAATTTATTTAAGGATTTCCTTTCAAAATTATAATTTACATAAATAGGTACTAGAATTTTTCCCAAGGAGAATTGAAAAAATGTCAGCACAATCACTCGAAAGAACAATCGTAGAGGTGGCTACTCCAGGAAATGTAGCCCTTCCTTCGGAAGGTAGCACTCCTGAGAAGTCTGGTTCACCAAAGGCTTCGGGGGGAACTGTTGCTCCTCCTAAACAGTCTACTGATCCTGGTGGAAATTTCAAGGCTTCTGAGAAAGCCGGAGATTCTACCAAAAAGACAAAGGGCCGAAGAGGCGACAAGCAGGGCCAGGAGTCTTCAGACACACCAACTACAATTGCTGACCCAACCAAAAAGGTTCTTTCTCCTGAAAACGTAAAGGAAGAGGATATGGAAGATGCATTTGGATTCGATACAGAAGAGTTAGAAGAAGATGATCTTCCGATGACTCGTGCTGGTATTGCAAAATCACTTCTCGATGCCATTCAAGAAATGGATAAGGATGAGCTAACTGACCTGCTTGGTGCAGTCACCGAAGCGAGCGAAGAAGAAGTAGACGAGGACGAAGGCGAAGAGTACGAAGTAGAAGAGTCTCTTGTTTATGAAATTCCTCGAATCACTTCTGATGACCTCGACCTATCTGATGATCTTAGTGTCATTGTTAGTGGCGAAGCTGGACTATCAGAAGAATTCCAGAACAATGCAAAAATTCTCTTTGAAAGTGCTGTCGTCGCGAAGGTCAACGGAGTGATTGATCAACTTGAAGAAAATTATAAGGTCGAACTATCTGAGGCAATTGAGAGTATTTCTTCCGAACTTACCGAGAAGGTAGATGGCTACCTCAATTACGTTGTAGAGGAATGGATGAAAGAGAATGAACTCGCTGTCGAGCGTGGTATTCGTTCCGAGATTACAGAGGATTTCATCACTGGTCTACGAAATCTATTCCAGGAACACTATATTGACATGCCTGAAGAGAAGGTTGATGTTGCAGAAGCATTAGCCGAGAAGGTAGAAACTTTGGAATCACAGCTAAACCAAGTTGTGGAATCAAACATTGAGTTGCAGCGAGCGTTGAAGGGCCACGAACAGTCCGAAATGCTTGATGAACTAACAAACGACTTGGCTGATACGGAGTCCGAAAAACTTAGAGGTCTTGCAGAGGGAATCGAGTTTGAGGATAATGATCAGTACAGGGATGCTCTAGAAACTCTTCGGGGTAAGTATTTTCCAAAATCAGACTCAAGTTTGATTGCAGAAGAGACACTTGAAGAGGGGTTAGACGTAAATGATGAGTTGTCAGGGGCAATGGCTGCCTACACCAACACACTTGGTAGAACTGTAAGAAACTAATTTTATAAATAAAAACAATACTGAGAAAATCAGTTAAGGAGAAAAAAGATATGTTGCTTTCAGAAGAGTTACAGAGGAAGTGGCAGCCAGTCCTAGACCATGATTCACTTCCCCCAATTACGGATCCTTATAAGCGAGCCGTAACTGCTGCGATGCTAGAGAATCAGGAACAGGCTCTCAAGGAGTCTGGCGAAGCGGATGGCGGCCTTCTTGCCGAAGAAGGAACAATGACCGGTTCGGTTAACAACTATAATCCTGTCATGATTTCGCTCGTTCGACGTGCGATGCCTAACCTTATCGCGTATGATATTTGTGGTGTTCAGCCAATGACAGGCCCAACTGGCCTGATCTTTGCGATGCGCGCCGTCTATGCGAACTCTATCGCCACTGGCGTTGAGGAGCCTCTAGTGCCTGTCACTCGACAAGGTCCTTCAGGTCTTGACGGTCCAACACCTGCTACTGGTTCGGGTCCAGAGAGCCCACAGTCTGAGGCGTTCTACTGGGAAGCGAACACTGGCTTCTCTGGTTCTGGTTCACAGAGTGGTTCTGCTGCACAGGAGTCAGTAGACATCAATGATACTGGTTCTGGTATGACTACCGCTGCTGCTGAGGTACTTGGTACTACAGGTACTTTCCAGCAGATGGGCTTCAACATCGACAAGGTGACAGTCACAGCCGACAGCCGCGCGCTAAAGGCTGAGTACACAATCGAGCTTGCTCAGGACCTCAAGGCGATTCATGGTCTTGATGCTGAGACTGAACTCTCAAACATTCTTAGTGCTGAGATTCTTGCTGAGATTAACCGAGAAGTTGTTCGTAAGATTGTTGTTAGTGCGAACGAGGGCGCCCAGAGCGGCACAGCAACAGCAGGTCAGTTTGACCTTGACGTTGATGCAAATGGTCGTTGGAGCGTTGAGAAGTTCAAGGGGCTCATGTTCCAGCTTGAGCGAGAAGCAAATCAGATTGCTAAGTACACTCGTCGAGGCAAGGGTAATCTCATTCTTTGCTCGTCAGATGTTGCTTCTGCACTCTCGATGGCTGGCGTACTAGACAACACTCCAGCACTCGCTTCAAATAACCTACAGGTCGATGACACTGGCAACACCTTCGCGGGTGTTCTCAATGGCCGCTTCAAGGTCTTCATCGATCCTTACCACATTGCGACAAACGGCTTTGAGTATGCATGTGTCGGGTATCGTGGATCTTCAGCGTATGACGCTGGGTTCTTCTACTGCCCATATGTTCCTCTCCAGATGGTTCGCGCCGTTGGTGAGAACGACTTCCAGCCAAAGATCGGCTTCAAGACTCGATATGGTCTTGTTGCTAATCCATTTGCTGTTCAGAGTAATGCTCCACAGACAATTACTGCTAGCAGCAATGCCTACTATCGAAGAGTTATGATCAAGAACCTACTCTAAGATATAAGCATCACCGACTGAAGAACTGCCCCACTCCTTTTTGGAGTGGGGCTTTTCTTTGCCTCCTTTATAAATAGTAACAAAGGGGCAGTTCGTATGGCACAACCAGATAATCAAAATTTTCTATCACCTGTTGGATTTAAATTCAACATCAATAAACTACCAAACGTAGAGTGGTTTATTCAATCAGTAAATCTACCGGGTATCACAGTCGGCAGCATCAAGATGGCAAAGCCTTTTCGTGGAACAGATTTGCCTGGTGACAATTTTGAATACGAACCCCTTAATATTCGATTCAAAGTAGACGAAGACCTGACCAATTGGAGTGAGATTCAAAATTGGATGATTGGTCTTGGTTTTCCCGATAGCTATGACCAGTATGCTGATCTATTGGCAGAGAGAACGACAAGTGCATCCGATCCTAGATTTTCTGATGCCACACTCACTTGCCTAAACAGCAACATGAATGGCAATTTTGCAGTTACGTTTGAAGATGTGTTTCCAGTCTCGTTGTCTTCTTTAGAGTTTGATTCCATGGCGAGTGACATTGATTATCTTACCGCAGATGTTACGTTCCAATACTTGACATACACATTTACTAAGCTACCTTAGCTTGACATATTTTTTTAATGCTTATATTTTACATAGATTTGTACAGGAGACGGAACTGTAGTGAAACTTGAAGAGATTGAATCGGAATGGACGAATGACTGTAAAATTGACGATACCGAACTTGATACCGAATCGTTAAAAATACCTCAACTTCATAATAAGTATCTGAAGTTTTACAATCAAGAAAATTTGACATATAAAAAGCTGAACTATCAATATAAAGAATTGGAGAAGATTAAGTACGAATACTATTCTGGTAAAATGTGCCAAGAAGATTTGAATGAACATGGATGGGAACAGTTCGACCATAAGCTATTGAAGCAAGACGTTCCTCGTTATCTTGAGAGCGATTCTCAACTCATTGCCATTTTGATGAAGATGGACCTACAAAAGGAAAAAGTAGAATTTCTGAAATCAATCATCTCTAGCATTAATTCTCGAAATTGGCAGATCAATAATGCTATTAAGTGGAGGCAGTTTATCAATGGAATCGGATGAATTCGGATACACACATATGCGAAAAATTCAATTTGCAAAAGCCTATCAAATAGAAGACGATAAGAGCAAATGGCCAAGTTGGATCACCGAAGATGAAGATATATATGAAGAAGTAAATGCAAGATATACTCGTTCAATGATTAAGCCTTTTGTTTCAATTGTTGGTGATTGGGTAGTGCGTGTTTCTGATTCTTCAAATCTATTATTCATTCCTAATGGAGCTTTTGAAGAAGAATACACATCTCTTGGAAATTACGAAGATGATCTATTGGAAGAGTATTTGTCCGAAGAAGAGGTAAAAGCTCTGGGTTTGACCGAAGACGAGATTGAATGGATCGAATACGATTTCGACGAAGAGTTCTCAGACGAAGACGAGTAAGATGCCAACAAGTTCTACGCTATTCATCACGCAAGTAAACGATGTGTATTTGGGTGTATATGCAGAAGAGTATATACTTCGCGAATTATCAGATCATTTCACGTTTTTTGTTCCTGGCTATAAGTTCATGCCTGCATATCGTAATCGTGTGTGGGATGGCAAGATACGTTTGCTCAATACAAAGAACGGTCAAATATATGTAGGGCTGCTAGAGTATATTGTTAATTGGGCAGAAGAGAGAAACTATGACATCATCTTTCAGGATGATGCATTGGTTGGTGATGAAGAGTTTTCTGTTGCAGAAGCAGAAGAATTTGTTTCGACACTGAATCTTCCTTTCGCACCAAAAGAGTGGCAGATGAAAGGATTTGTTCATGCAGTTCGTAAGCGCCGAACGCTTCTTTTGTCACCAACGGGTTCTGGTAAATCACTAATCATCTACTTACTAGTCAGATATTATCAGCCCAAGCGAACGCTAATTATTGTGCCAACTACATCACTGGTTGCACAGTTGTCTTCAGACTTTGCTGATTATGGATGGGATTCAAAAACAAACGTGCATCAGATTATGTCAGGTAGATCCAAAGAATCGAATGCACCAGTCGTCATTTCAACTTGGCAATCAATCTATAAAATGCCTGTCGAGTTCTTTGAGCAGTTCAGCGTAATTATTGGTGATGAGTGTCATCTATTCAAAGCAAAATCATTGACGACGCTAATGACCAAGCTGACAAATATTCCATATCGAATCGGCACAACAGGAACGCTAGATGGAACACAGACACATCAGCTAGTTCTTGAAGGATTGTTTGGGCGAGTTAAATCTGTTGCAACTACAAAAGAGCTAATCGATAAAGATTTTCTTGCTGGATTTCAAATCAAAGCATTGGTGTTAAATTATACCGAAGAAGTGAAAAAGGAAATGGCAAGAAAAAAGTACCAAGAAGAAATTGACTTTTTGGTTGGCAATGAAAAGCGAAATGCGTTCATTGTGAATCTTGCAGTATCGCTAAAACAGAATACACTCGTACTGTTTCAATATGTGGAAAGGCATGGTGTTCCTCTTTTTGAGATGATTCGTGATAAGGTGGGCGACAAGCGAAAAGTGTTTTTCGTTTCGGGTAAAACAGAAACGGAACAAAGAGAATCGATTAGAAGTATTGTAGAATCTGAAAAAGATGCTATAATAGTAGCTTCAAGTGGGGTGTATTCGACTGGAGTTAATATCAAGAAATTGCACAACATCATCTTTACACATCCAGGCAAATCAAGAGTTCGCACACTTCAGTCGATTGGTAGAGGATTGAGAAAAGGGGACCAAAAAGAAGAAGCGGTACTGTATGATATTGTAGATGATTTGACATACAAAAATTATGAGAATTTTGCGACAAGACATTTCAAGGAAAGGTTTGAACTATATCGATCGGAAAAGTTTCCGGTAAAGATATATCAAGTTAAATTCAAATAAGGCATATATACAATATGGCAAACACTAAAAACGAGCCTGAAGAAATTTATTTGCGTTACTTTCGTCTGATGAACGGAGACGAAATTATTGCTGGTGTGAATCACCCTGGCCATTTTTCAGATTTTCCAAAGATTGTTGAACTTTATGATCCGCTGAAATTTGAACAGATGGAAAATATACACACTCAAAATATTACATTTATGTTTTACGATTGGATTCCTTGTACAGATTTCAAGAACATTAAGATACAATCAGATACAATTATTGCCATTACGACTTTGGCAAAAGATATGAAAGAGCTATATAGAACGGCAGTAAAGAAAACTGAAGAGAATCGACAAGAATGGAGAAATGCACCACTTGACAAAAAGATATCAAATACTGATAAAACCAAAACTGCACTACAAGATTTATTGTCTATAATGCCTGAGGTTCCATCTGATTTGATGGACGCGATATTTGGAGAATACGACGAGTATTATAATTCTGAAGACGATATAATTAGGTCGATGCTAGAGAAGAAGAAGTCTACTATTCATTAGGAGAAGTGAATTGGCAAAAAAAGAACATTACATAGATAATAAGAAGTTTTTTCAGGCAATGGTTGAATATAAAAGATCGATAGAAGAGGCTGAAGAGATAGGCGAACCAAAGCCTCAGATTCCCAATTTTATTGGTGAGTGTTTTATGAAGATTGCAGAACATTTGTCGTACAAGCCAAACTTTATTAATTATACATTTCGCGAAGATATGATTTCTGATGGCATTGAAAATTGCATTCAATACATCCACAATTTTGATCCACAGAAATCTCAAAATCCATTTTCGTATTTTACGCAGATTATTTACTATGCATTCCTGCGAAGGATACAAAAAGAGAAGAAGCAACTATATGTTAGATATAAGTCTTTAGAAAGAGCAATCACAGAAGACGAATTGGTCACTTTGCAAGAATATGAAAATTCTGAAAGTGGCCCAACATATGATATGCATCAAAATTTGTATGATTTTATCGAACAATTCGAGGAAAAGAATTTCAAGAAAAAAGAGCCAAAGACAGCCGAGTAGTGTATGAAGATAGCTTTGTTGACCGATACGCATTTCGGTGCGAGAAATGATTCCCAAGTATTTAATGAATACTTCATGCAATTTTATGATGAGCTATTCTTTCCATACCTAGAAGAGCACGATATTAAGACTGTTATTCATTTGGGTGATATTGTCGATAGACGAAAGTATATCAACTTCAAAACGCTTGAGAATTTCAGAAACAATTTTGTTTATCGGCTGGGTAAGATGGGCATTGAGACTCATGTGATTCTCGGCAACCACGACATTTATCATAAGAACACAAATAGCATTAATTCAATGCAAACTTTGTTTACTACTCTTGACGGTAAGTATGAACCATGGATATACACTGATCCAACTGTTGTCAATTTTGATGGGTTGAACATACTATTCATTCCTTGGATCACACCAGATAATTATGAACAGTCAATCCAAACAATCAAAGACACAAAAGCTCAGGTCGCGTTTGGTCATCTAGAAGTTCAAGGTTTTCTCATGGCACCAGGTATGCAGCCCTCTCCGCATGGATTGTCTGCATCTCTGTTTGATAAATTTGACATTGCTTGTTCTGGTCATTATCATCATCGATCAAATAATGGCACTCTGTTCTATCTGGGTTCTGCTTATGAAATTACATGGGCAGATTATCAAGACGATAGAGGATTTCACATTTTTGATACTGATACACGAGAGTTGACATTTATCAAAAATCCACACCATATGTTTTACAAGATTTTCTATGATGACAAAGATAGGCAATTAGAAGATGTGATTCCTACGAATTTGTCACAGTATAAAAATCGAATGGTAAAGGTGGTCGTGACCAATAAGACAAATCCATATTGGTTTGATATTATGTTGGACCATTTGTATAAATCTGATCCATATGATGTGACTATTGTAGAAGATCATAGTGAATATGATGTAGACGATGAAACTATTTCTGTTGATCAGGCTGAAGATACGCTTACAATTCTTGGTAAGTTTATTGATACGATGGAAACAAATGTGCAGAAGGAAGAACTCAAGACATTATTTGGTGAGCTATACAGTGAGGCAATAACAGTTAATGATTAAGTTTGAGAAAATTCGTTATAAGAATTTTTTGTCATCGGGTAATAATTTTTCAGAGATTGATTTAGCCAAAGATGCAAGAACTCTTATTGTTGGTAAGAACGGATCGGGCAAAAGCACATTGCTTGATGCGATTACCTTTGGTCTTTTTGGTAAACCATTCAGAAAGATCAACAAACCACTATTGGTCAACACGGTAAATGATGGTGAGTGTTTGGTCGAAGTTGAATTTAGTATAGGCACTGCACAGTATAAAGTTCGCCGAGGTATCAAGCCTGCGGTCTTTGAGGTGATCCATGACGGTAATACAATCGATCAAACTGCAAGCGCCAAAGACTTTCAGGAATATTTTGAGCATCAAATACTGCATCTAAATTTCAAATCGTTTACGCAAGCGGTGATTCTAGGTAGTGCCACATTTCTTCCCTTTATGCAATTGCCGGCTGCACATAGAAGAGAAGTGATTGAAGACCTACTTGATATTCGCATCTTCTCTGGAATGAATGTGATTCTCAAAGAGAGAATAGGGCAAGTAAAGACAAGCATTTCTGAGAATGAACGAAACGTCGAGGTTGCAAACGAAAAGATTGAAATTCATCGAAAACATCTTAATAAGATACAAGATGACAGAGAAGCAGTAATAACTGCAAAAGAAGCCGATATTTCAAATACCGCCATTACCATTGAAAATCATCAAGAAATAGTAAGCAAAAACAATACGTTAATTGATGAACTATCTGGTAAAATTAAGAATTTCGAGAAATTTGAAAAAACGAAGAATAAGATAGAAGGTCTGATTGATAAGATATTAGTCAAAGAAAAGAAGCTCAATAAAGAGATTGATTTCTACCAACAGCACGACGAATGCCCAACGTGTCAGCAAGATATTCAATCAGAATTTAAATCTTCCATCATTGAAGATAAAACTAAGATGATCGAAGAAGTCACTTCTGGCATCGAAACGCTGAACACCAAATTTGAAAAAATTACCACTAGCATCAAAGAAATGTCTGCCATTAAAGATAAGATCGTGAAGCTAGAGACAAATAGAAATAACTATTCTGGTGAAATAAAAACTCTTGAGATGTATATTAAGAAAATAAATCAAGAGATTGAGAACATGCGACCAATCAATGAAGATTTTTCGCGAGAACAGGAAGAACTGGAAACTCTCGAAAAATACATTCGAGAATATGAGTCAGAAAAAGAAGAGTTGATCACGGATAATGAATTGTATAGTGTAGCTTCGACTTTGCTCAAAGATAATGGTATTAAAACACTTATCATTAAACAGTATATTCCAGTTATCAATAAACTCATTAATCATTATCTAGCTTCAATGGATTTCTTTGTCAATTTCACACTTGATGAGAATTTCAACGAAACGATTAAGAGCCGACATCGTGATAACTTTTCATACTACAATTTTTCAGAGGGAGAAAAGAAACGAATTGATCTTGCTCTACTGTTCACTTGGCGAACGATTGCGAAACTCAAGAACTCAGTTAATACCAATTTGCTGATCATGGATGAAGTGTTTGATTCAAGTCTTGATAGTGAAGGCACAGAAGAGTTTTTTAAGATTCTATATTCTGTTCCTGAGGATCTAAATATCTTCATTATCTCACACAAAGATGCGCTGCAAGATAAATTCACAAATACAATCTCTGTGCAAAAGGTGAAAGGATTTAGTAAACTAACATGAAAGATTGGCAACACGGATATGAATTAGAATATTTGAAAGAGATTGAGAATCGGTATTCGCTGTACAACCATTACTCGTGTTCTCCTTTCTCTGAAATGAAAAAGAATACGATTGCAAAGGAACTACACGAGGATAATCTTGTCATAGAAGAATATGGCATGTATGTTGAAAAAATTGCAAAAGCCGAATCTGCAATTAAGATGTTTGATGATGTGATCATTGGCAAAAAAGAAAAAGGTGATCGAATCATTACACGATTTGAATATGACTCCGATCGATGGTGTCGTCGCACGCTGTCTAAGTTTGAGGGACCGTGTTGGTTGGAGCTTTGGGCAGAAAATTTTGCAGCTAGACGAATTGCTCAGGAGTGTGATTTTGTAGAAGTCGGTACGAAGGTAACTTCATTCGGTGAGCTTTTAGTGTGGTTCTTTAAGGATGCAGATAATCCGTTGTTTGAGCGTCAACATCCGCAAATTGTGCCAGAAGAGTTTTACACACTGAGAAAAGTTAGACTGTCTGACATTCCGATTCAGCCTCTTATTGATTCACTTGATCGTATTGATTTGGATTATACAGATCATTACTCAAATTATAATAAAAAGCACTCTTGGTCTGCTCTTTCATTTCGTGGATATACAAACGATCCAGCATTTATCACTAAACCAGAAGAGATGAATAAGAAGTGGAAAGAAGAGCATAAAGATGTCGTGTTCGCTATGCAAGATACGCCTTTGCGAGAAAAGTTCCCGGAACTTGAACCAATTATAAATATGTTACCTGGTGAAAAGCATAGAATAAGATTAATGAAACTCGTTCCTGGTGGCGGCGAGTTACAGAGACACACCGATCAAGTTGATAAAGATTCTGGAATACGAGATGGAAAAATCATGCGATTTCATTTTCCTTTGATTACGAATCAGAATGTGTCTTTTACGAATTGGGAGACTAGCGGAAAGCCGACACACGCAAACATGCGAGTTGGTGAGTGTTGGTATATTGATACAAGAAAACCTCATAGTGCTATTAATTCTGGAAACAAAGATAGAATACATTTAGTTGTTGACGTGAAAGCAAATGATACATTAAGGTCGTTAATAGGAGATTGATATGCGTGCATTGATTACGGGTGGAGCCGGTTTTATTGGAAGCACTCTGGCTGACAGGCTATTGGAGCTTGGACACGAACGAGTGGTTATTGTTGATGATTTGAGTAATGGCAAGAGAGAGTACATCAATCCTAAAGCAGAATTTTTGTTCTTTGATATTTGCAATCCTAGATTGTATGAACAGAAAGATGTGTTTGAGGATATTGATGTTATCTTTCATCTAGCAGCGAGAGCTAGAGTGCAGCCATCAATTCAAGATCCTATTTCGTTTAATGAAACAAATGTAGATGGTACGCTTCGACTATTAAAAGCTGCTGTTGATTATAATATCAACAAATTCGTTTTTAGTTCTTCATCATCAGTATATGGTAATGTAGAAGTGTTGCCAACAAGTGAAGATCATTCGTTGAATCCTTTGAGCCCTTATGGTGCTCAAAAGTTAATTGGTGAAGTTTACTGTAAGCAATTTCATGAAACGTATGGGCTACAGACAGTTTGTCTTCGTTATTTCAACGTATATGGAGAACGTCAAGCCGTTGAAGGTGCATATTCTCTGGTCATGGGAAAATTCATTCAGCAAAGAATTAATGGTGAGCCCATGACAATTCGGGGAGATGGCGAACAGAAGAGAGACTTCACATATGTCGGAGATGTTGTAGATGCAAATATACTTGCTGCTGTCGCTTTGGTTCCATGGAAAGGCGAATGTATTAATATTGGTAGCGGAGACAATCGATCTGTAAATCAGATTGCCGATTTTGTTGGTGGACCTAGAGTGCATGTTGATCCTGTCATCGAACCATATGAGACTTTAGCTGATAATAGTTTCGCAAAGCATAGACTTGGCTGGTTTCCTGAAGGAAACATTGATAGGTGGATGAAAGATAGAAAACGATTAGGTCTAGCCTAAAATGATATTCGATGAGGCAAAAACTTATTTGAATAGAATTGGTGATTGGGCTGATCCAAATCCAGAACCAATTATTATGGAACACGAAGGCTTTGTTGTTGTCCGTGACGACTTGCTTGGTGCGGGAACAAAAGTTCGTGGTCTTGACTATTTGATCGGCCATGCTCCAGAATATGAGAATATTAAAGAGTGGGTTTTTGGATCATGCCCTGCGACTGGTTATGCTCAGATTAGTCTGCCTACTGTGTGTTCACGATACGACAAACGTGCAGTTTTGTTTATGGCGAAGAGAGATCCTAAAAACTTCCATCCATATCAAAAGCAGGGGCTACTTGCAGGTACAGATTATCGGTGGGTGCCAAATGGTATGTTGAATGTGACTCAAGCCAGAGCGCGTGAGTATGCAGAAGAGTTGCCAGAGACGAGAAAGGTTTTGCCTCTCGGTCTAGAGCATCCATATGTGACTGCATGTTTCATTAAGGTTGCACGATCATTGCCCGAGCCAAAAGAGTTTTGGACTGTTGGTTCAAGTGGTTCGTTGAATCGCGCATTACAACTAGCATGGCCAGATGCAGATGCTCATGTGGTTTCTGTCGGGCATAAAATGAAAGAACATGAAATTGGTCGAGCGAAATATTATCGTTCAGACTTGAAGTTTGATAAAGCAGTATTACCAAAGGACGAACCACCTTTTCCTTCTGCTCCTACATATGATGCAAAAGCATGGAAGTTTGTGCGAGAACATGCATCACCGGGTGCGCTGTTCTGGAATGTTGGTGCTTAATAACATTTGTTGTGATTGATGAGACTAAAGAATTCCTATATAGTACAATAAAAGAATATGAACATGTTGCGTTGTCGTGTTCTTTTGGTGCGGCTGAAGGCATGGTGATCATAGACTTGTTGAATAGTCTTGATATTCATATTCCTATCTTTGTGCTTGATACTGGAAGACTACCTCAGGAGACACACAATTTGATTGACCGTATACGAGATCGCTATGATGTCAACATCGACATGGTGTTTCCAAATTCAGATGAACTGTTTGATCTGGTCAAGACAAGGGGACCAAACTGTTTCTTCGATTCGGTTAGTAATCGAAAGCTCTGCTGTCATGTGAGAAAAGTGGCACCATTAAAAAGGTACATGGAAAATAAAGGATATAAAGCATATATATCAGGAGTGCGAAAAGAACACAGCGAAGAAAGATCAAAAGCAGCACGCATCGAAAAACAAGCCGATGGTATGATTAAGATTAATCCACTATGCGACTGGACATACACTGACGTATGGGAATATGTAAATGCAAATAGTGTTCCAGTGAACAAATTACACACAATGGGATATGAGTCAGTTGGATGTGCTCCATGTTCTCGACCAGGAAAAGGTCGAGACGGTCGTTGGTGGTGGGAAAATTCAAATAAAGAATGTGGCATACATGATTATGGTCACACAGATGGGTCAGGCATATGAAGCATTTTTATGAGCGAAACGACTATATACTCAATCATGAAATCAATAAGAATTTTGAAGAGATTTTGTGGATGAATGATACGGAGTTTCGGCAATGGGTGATTGACATGCGAAAGGTGATTGCTTATGCTTGGGATGAGCTAGGCATTCCTCCTCGTGTTGGATTCAATGAAGATCAAATCATCGACCAGTTCAACAAACTTGATTCTTTTCCTGTCCACAAGTTTGTTCAGACTGATGAGGTGACTGGTGAAAAAGATGTTATTCGTAATACATCTGTTGTAGGTAATGCTGCCAATCAGTGGTTTCCTACGATGATGGCAACCAAGATCAATTATAAAAATTCTTCTGATGGGCTTTCGATCTACGATCATTTTGTGCGTGATGATTTGCTCGAAAAGGTGACTACCTATTCGCGCAGACACTTCAAGCGAGACAGTTTCTATCATTACTCGCTTCCAGTAAAAGCTCGCGATCAGAAAAATTTTGTGTTTTATGCTGATACTGGAATCGAATGGATCGAACAGTTTGAGAAGAATGAGCGTCAATATGACCGGAGTGATTATTGGCTTTGTCCGAAAAAAGAAGATGCTAAGTATACAGGTTACAACGAAAAATTAAAGAATCAGATATGGCTTACTATCACGAAAGATGAGATTGAGAGCATAAATATACCTGAAAAATGCAAAACAAATGTTGATTATAATAAAAGCGAATACTATCAGATAAGGTATTTCCCCTATGAACAAAAACTCTTTCCCCTTGGACTCAAGGCCTTCCGAATCTCTTGGTGCCAATACGCAGTCAACTTTCCACCGCTCACCGCGAAGTATCTATATGAGACGTATACGGAGAGCTTGGTCACAGAAGGAAAAGACGACAGCAACGGAAATAATCGTATTGTTGTTTATGATCCCAGTAGTGGTTGGGGCGGCCGTATTCTTGGGGCTATGTGCGTCCGCCCTGACCGTAGTATTCATTATATCGGCACCGATCCTAATACTGACCATGTTATTGATGAGTATGATGGGATTGCTCATACAAAGTATGAAGACCTTGCGGCATTTTATAACGAAAAAACTTATAGAACTCAAGGACTATTCCCGAAAGTAAATACATATGAACTATTTCAAGATGGTTCTGAAGTTATTTCGCAGAATGAAAAGTTTCAAGAATACAAAGGTAAGGTGGATCTAGTATTCACTTCACCTCCATATTTTGCTAAAGAAGCATACTCTCAAGACGAAACACAATCTTATAAAAAGTTTGGTGAATATGACGAATGGCGAGACGGATTTCTTGTTCCCACACTAGAGACGTGTGTAGAATGGTTGGCACATGAACGATATCTTCTGTGGAATATCTCAGATGTTAAGTTTGGTAAAGATATGCTTCCTCTTGCAGAAGATTCTCAGAAAATTCTTGAGTCCTTAGGTATGAAATTTGTTAAGATATGGAAGATGTCAATGGCACAGATGCCTGGTGCAAACAGACTCGATCCCGACACAGGACTCCCAATGGCTAAATATTCTTGTAAGGTCAAAGACATTTGGCTGAAATACGAACCTATATTTGTGTATTATAAACCATAGGGGGATTCTATTTGGGACGCAAAAATAGAAGGATGAAAATGAAGCAAGTCGAGCACCTAAAGTTAGTCAATGCTCAAATTATGGAAACAGACTTCAGAAAAGAAAGAAAGGTCGACCTCTTAGCAAGAAATCCCAAACAGCAAAGATTGATAAATCTGTTAGAAAATCAGAATAAGCACATTACGTTTGCAATAGGACCAGCTGGTACGGGCAAAACGCTAATCAGCACACTCTACGCAATTCGTAGCCTAAAAAACAAAACAACTCAAAAGATTGTAATAACGAGACCGGCAGTGAGTGTTGACGAACAACACGGATTTTTGCCGGGAACATTGGTAGAGAAGATGAGCCCGTGGACAAGACCAATGTTTGACATATTCGAGGAATACTATTCCCCGAGCGAAATCGGACAACTAATTAACGAAAACATAATTGAGATTGCTCCGCTTGCATATATGCGAGGGCGAACATTCAAAAATTCTATAATTATTGCCGACGAAATGCAAAACGCAACAGATAATCAAATGAAAATGCTATTGACAAGAATAGGAGATAATAGTAAAATTATTGTGACAGGAGACTTGGACCAATATGATCATGGATATCATAATAATGGTTTGAAGCTATTTGTAGATAGATTACACAAACAAAACAGTAGAATGATTGGAGTAGTAAAATTTTCAAGAACCGAAATCGAACGACATCCTGTTGTTGATGAGGTGCTGAATTTATATGCTATGATCTGATACATAATATATTAACAGGATTTTGTTATGGTAAAAATGATAAAAAATTTATATACCTTTATTTTAAGTAATGTAGAGATGTATGGTAGCAATCATATGAACCGATTTATCGTTAGATCAGTTCCAGAATATAAGGAAAGAGAGAAAGCTCACGGTTCGGCCAGCTGGCCAACCGTGTGTTCTCATTGTGACAAAACTATTAATTCCGGTGAAATGTATGGTGCGGTTGACGACACATATCAGCACGATTACAGAGACATGCATTTTACTTGCCTATTAAAAAATATTGAAAATCATGAAATTAATTTGAATTCTGAATTAAACATATACTAAATAAAAGCTATCATCAACAAACTAAAGAGACATTGTGTTCCTCCTTTGTGGAGCATGGTGTCTTTTTGGTATAGGAGAAAAAGTATAAAAATGGATAAATTTATTCGATTATTTGTAAGTGCGATTGTTATGACTTTTATGGCTACTGCTGCAACTGCGGACGTAACTGTATGGGAGAATGAAGGCCGTTCAGTTAGCATTGGTGGTGCTTTACGCACTACTGGAGTTGTCAATTTAGAAGATGGTCAAGATTTTGATGTTCTTGTAGATAATGCGAGAATCAATACTTCAGCAAAGCTGAATGATGCCATTAGTGCTGTGGTAAGTATTGAAAAGCGAGATGGTGAAGATGTAAACCTACTTGATGGTTTTGTTAATGTTAAGGTCATCGACAAACTTCAGGTTCGAGGTGGTCGTTATAAAGTAGCCACCGATAGGAGTAATCTTGTATCACCGTTTAACCAACTTGTCTGGAATCCTGCTTCAGTCGTCAATCGGTACCCAGATACATATGACCGAAGAGCAGAGGGCGTTTCTGCTTGGTCTAATCTTGGTAGCCTCGGTATATCTCCTTCTAACGAGGGAGACCTAGCACCCAAATTCAAGTATTATGTTGGTGTGTTTACTGGAGTTAATAATAACAAAAATCCTCTAGTAGCAATTCGAGGCTCGGTTGACTTCGCTAATGTTGAAGGTGGTTATGATCTTGCTGGCACTTATTTTGGTCAGAAGGATGTTTTGACACTTGGTGCTTCTTTTGCCAATCAAGAAAATGCATTTGGTAACGGAGACAATTTCACTGCGTTTGCATTTGATTTGCTCTTTGAGCGAAATATCGAAGCACTAAAAGGTACGTTTACACTTGGCGCATCTTTTAATGACTATGATTTAGATGGTGCATACTATACTGTAGGTGGCGATGTCCGTGATGGTCGAGGATATATGATTGAAACTGGATATATTCCATCTTCTATTGTTCTTGCAAAGGGTACTCCACTTGAAGGAAAGATTCAGCCAAACTTTAGATTTCAGAATTTCAAGTTCGGTGGGGCACAAAAAGGTCGAGAGCAGCAGTTTGACGGTGGTTTGAATTATATTATTTCGCCAACAATTGTGGCAAACGTGAATTACAGCCACAACAAACTGAAGAAGGCTAAGTCTGAAGTTATTACATTTGGTATTCGTTACAATTTCTAATTTCGACTATATAACATAACGCTGAACCCCCA